CGAGACTTTTTGGGAGTTCACATAAGGAAGCCGATAGTTGGATTAAACCTATTGCTGCTGATTTGTTTAATGAAATTATGTCTGGTAACAAACTTGCTGACTGTTCAATCTGGTCAGTTGGTGGTAGGGGTCGTAACTTCGATATCACTAAGATTGGTGAATCGCTACAATCGAGGATCGTTGTTATGCCCGAAGGGCCTCCAAAGATCATAAATCTAGCTATATCAACGCCGTTTATGAGAAAGTTTGTTGAGATTAATAAAAAGTTTGCTTTCAACGAAATAGGTATCGGCGTCGATTTCCTCAATGGGAATTACTCTAAGTTTTCCAAAACCTGGGATAAATTTCATGAACTAGCTGAGTGTGATTGGAGTCGTTTTGACTCGACTGCTGATGCTGAAATCCTTATTGCTGCATGGTGCGTTCTGCGTTCGTGTTGGCCTAAAGGAGACCATATTGATAGATTATTCATGTATATGGCTAGTGGTTTCATCAACAAATCGGTAGTCGTCCCAGGTGGTTTCGTGTATCGTGTTACAAGGTCGATTCCTAGTGGTTCCCCATGGACTACTGCCATTGGTTGTATCGTTAATTGGCTAGCTTGGTGTCGAATTCTTGAAGATGAACCTTCTCATTGTTGGAGGGTGATTTGTTATGGTGATGACACTCAATTAGGTTTTAGAAACTCATTTATTCCGAATGAAGATTATATCCTCAGAAAAATACAAGAAAGGTCGACTCTAATTGCGAAGAAACTAACGATTATGGATAATCAAATTGGATATCTACGTGATGATTATCTAACAAATGGTATTACGCTTTTAAAGGCGTATAGTATTGCCGGTCTTCCCGCTAGAAGATTCAAAGACTATGCTGAATCTATCTTGTATGGTGGTAGTTCAAAAAGAACCGCTAGAAGTTTTAGAGATATTTGGATGGCTATGAAAGGTGCATACTACAATTCACCATTTAATCCTGAAGTCCGCTCTTTTCATTTAGAGATGATGAAAGTTGTCCATAAG